GTCCGCGTGAGCGGACCACTGGTCGGGGGTGGGGGGCGGTAGAGAGACGGTGAGGCGAGTGCCGGGCCGGCGGGCGACGCTCCCGTATCCGCGGCAGGACTTTCCGCCGCTCCTGCCCCTGTCTCAGCAGTCGGCGCACTCTGCGGCGCAGGTGCTTCTCCCGCTGCTTCACCTTCCGAAAACCGCTGTAAATCAAAAATCCAGTCATTCATCGATGATCCCCTGTTACCCTTCCTGCACAAAAAGCCCATACTGTACGGCTGCATCGTGCTCAATGCGGCAGCCGCGCGCATCCTCCCACCCGGGCATAAACACGACGCCGTCACACTGCGACATCAGCTCAAGAGACTTTGCGAGATACCAAAGCGACACGGCGCCGTCCTTTGGCGGCTCACTCGCGATAACGGTATCAATCACCGTATGCCCCTGTGTCTCCAGCGCCGCTACGAGCTCGGCGCGCTCGGCTTTAACCTGCTCGGTCGTTTTACCCTTCATGGGTTGGCTAATCATCAACTTCATTTTCAACATCTCCTTTTACTCCTGCTCGCTGCGCATCCTCTGTGTCGCCTGTTCGCCTTTACGCGCTGCACTGTTCAGCACGTTGTAAAACCGCAGCGCCGCATTATAATCTGCCTGCACATTGATAAGCTCGTCGGGCTTTGCGCTCGAGAGCTTACCGAGCGTTTCCTCCTTGAGCCCATCGAGCCACTCATCTGTGAACTTTCCCGTGAGCAGTGCGGTCGCATCCGCGCCCCTCGACGCCTGCTCCTGTAACTTCATCCGTTCATCCATCGCATTGTCTCCTTTCACCGAATCGCGACATTATCCCGCAGCATCTTTGCCGCCATTGCATCGGGGCTTGTCTCAAGTCCCATCTGCGACAGCGCCGCCGCCTGCGCGTCATACGGCAGATCACCGAGCCGCGCCGATACCTTTGGCAGCGTCTTTGCCCGGATGTCCGCCTCCTTTAGCTGCATCTGCGCCTGCATGAGAGCGTCCTGCTTTGCCGCCTCCTGCTGCTGTGCCGCTTGCGCTGCTTGCTGCTGCTGTTGATACTCCTCGCCCGCAGGGTCGATGAGGTATTTCTCCGCCGAGCGAATCCCCATCGTCTCAAGCAGTTCTTTCGTCACGTTGTACCAAGACGCCGCATTGACGATGCCGATCTGCTCGAGTTTCGGGTAAAGCTGCGAGATGAGCACCATCAGATACTGAATCTGCGCTTCCTTCGTCCCCGCGCCCTGTCCGACATTGACGATGAGATCATAGTCGATATTGAGGTCTTCCCGCCGCAGCGTCATATTGCCATCCGATAAGCGGACAATTTGACCGTCATCCACGAACTTCTGACAGAGCAGAATGAGGAACTTGACTATCGGAATCCATGCCGTTTCCGCCGCAAGGCGCGCAATCAGCTTGATCTTCTTATCCGCTGCGCCCATGATCGCCGAAATGCCCGTCGCCGTACGGTTAAGACTCGAAGAATCGAGTCCCTGATTGTACCGCGTCGAGCCCGACTGACTCTCGATCTCGTTCTGCGCGTACTGCACCAGCGTCATCGCCGAGCCGTCAATCTGTATCGGCGGCGGCGTAAAGATTGCCTGAGACGGCAGAACGCCTTCCTTGACGGGAACGACCTCCTCGCCCTCATAGAGCGCGTCCATGTCGACCTTGCTCTCGAGGACAAACTTCTGCGGGATGTTGTTCTTGGCGACCGCAATAATCATCTGCCGAATGAGCGCCGTCTTGAGGTCTTGCAGCTGCTCGAGCGTGTCGGTCAGCGAATCCTCACCGAAAATCGAATAGGCATCGTGCTCCGGTGAGAAAATAAAGAACGGCGGCATCTCGAACACGTTGTCCTGAATCTTGAGCGGCGTATCGCCGACCGCGTGAACAATCACATTCTCATAGATGCCGTCCCCGTTGTAGTCCACCTTGATATACGCCTCGTAAAGTTCAAATTCACGAGACGCATCGTCGCCGTCGGACAGCTTCGCCGACGTATCGCCGAGCTTTTCGTTGCGCTTCGTGTCGAGCTCCGTGCGCCTGAGTCTCCCCTCCGACGCCTTTTCGAGCGCCTTGTCCACGTTTTGATAGACGCCGCTCGCCTCCATGCGTTTGAGGTAATCCCCGCGCACGAGTTTTCGCTGTGCTACGAACTTCGCATCGGACAGGCACTTCTCATCGTAGGTAAAACGCAGCTCCGAAGGACTCATGTTTTCAAGCACAGGCTGATTGACCTTGACGTTCACGATGTCATACGCGACCTTGACGAGGTCGCCGAGCGGCGTCACGGGGATCGCCTCGATGACCTCGATTTGCCCTGCCTGCTGCGCCGCCGCGAGCTCCCGCATCATCGCGGCATCGGCAAGCACCTCCATCCGCGTTCGCTCCACCTCGCGCCGCCAGTAGATTTTAGCGCATCCCATGTTGATGGTTAGACCGTCGCGCAGGAAGTTATAGATGAACGAGAAAAAGTTGTTCTTTCTCGTCACAAAGTAACTAAGGAGCTGCTGAATCTTCTTCGCGTTATCGTCGTCGTTGATATTGACGCCCGTGATGTCCACGGGATCATCCGCGCCCGTGAACACCTCGATGAGCGACGGCAGCATCCAGTCAATCGTCGTCTTTACGTCGCGTGATACCCAGTTATTCTGCTCCGAGAGGCGCGGGAACACCTTCTTGTAGTGATCCTTATCCGCGCGGTAAACGTCAAGCCGCTTTATAAGCGCAGGTTCTACGACGCTCGTGTAGTAGTTTTCCGCAACGTCGCGCCCCGACCGGAACGCCGTCATGATCTTCTTAATCTCCTCCTCGGAGAGTGTATCAAGACTAACCTCTTCAGTCTCCGCGTTCTGCGCCGCATCGTACGCAGCCGTATTATCCTGCATCACATCACCTCCTCTCACATACTCCCTGCCTTATGCACCTTGCCCGACCGCCGCGCCCTGCGGTATGCCGTGTTGTCCTGGATACGCACGGGGAACGCAAACGTCAGCGCGAGTGCATCTGCGATGTTGGGCGAGGCGATACCGCGCTTTTTCATCTCGTCCTTAGACTCTAGGATTTGCTTTCCGACACGGTTGACATAGGCTTTCGGCGCCGTCAGCTCCTGCACAAGACGATCGTCGTTAATCGCGCCGCCCTCCGTCAGCCACCGCCGCATCTCGCCCCACATCTCCGCCCGCTTATTCGCGTATTGCTCCGCATCGGCAGCTCCGCCGAACGCGACAATCTGCCAGTTCGAGCGCCCCATGTCTTTCCCTGCCGAGTAGACACCCGTGCCGTATCCCATATCGATGAACACCGCATCCGCCTTGTACTCATCCTGATAGCGCGCAATGCGCCGCGCCGCCTCCATGTCGTTGTCGTTCTTCGGCGTTGTCTCAAGCACCTTGCTATAGATGCCCTGCCGCAGGACGACGGCAAAGAGGTCTTCGCCCGTCCAGGCAGGATCAACGCCAATGATAACGGGCGCGAACTCATAGGAGCGCAGCGCCGGCTCTCTGCGCCGTGCAGCCTCCGCGAGATCGCGCGAAATGAGCTGGTTATCCGAGGACGACGGGAACTCGCCCCGCACATGCACTTTGAAAAAGTCGCTGTCCTCGCCGTAATCCTCCGCCCACTCCCTCAGCTGCCGCTTGTTGCTGATCGCAACCGTCCGAGAATCCACCTGCCGTGCGTTCCATGTCGCCCGCTTTTGGAAACACTCAAAGAACTTACCCTGATTGCGCGTCGGATTGCCGAACGCGCACCAGATAATCTCCGTGTCGCGATCGGTCAGCGCACCCTCGGTTACGTTCCATATCTCGTCAAAAATAGCGGATGCCTCATCGAATACAATGAGAATCCGCTTTCCTTGATTGTGCATCCCCGCGAACGCCTCGGGATTGTCCTTGCTCCACGGGATAGCGTCGACGCGCCAGAGCTTTTCATGCCCCTTTTGCGCCGAGAAAATCGCCGTCGCCGTGAACGCAAACATGTCTCGCCCGATGAAGAGGCGATACCACTTTGCAAGCTCCGACCACGTTTTAGACCGCAGCTGCGTGTCCGTGTTTGCCGTCACAATCCCGCGCGTGTCCTCATGCGTCGCGAGCGCCCATAGAATCAGCCACGATACAAGCGCTGACTTTCCGATACCGTTGCCCGACGCAACAGCCTCACGCACGACCGTCGACATATCCTTCACGCCGCGCCCGATGTCCTCGAGCACATCTGCCTGCCACCGGTCGGGGCCTTTCATCGCCGCAAGTTCCGTGCCGTGCTCGCCCCATGGAAAAGCCGCATACACAAAGCCGAGCGGATCGTGCGTAAACGTCCCCAGGAACGAAACAACATCCTCAAAACTACTCATTCGGGCTCCCCTCGATTCCTCACACGCCCGCGCGCCGCAGACAGCACAGAGGCAATATCCACAGTGCCCTTGACGTCAATCTTATCCGTATACATGCCGAGATGCCGCCCGAGCAGTTCGAGCGCCTTGTTCTTGTCCCAGAGCTTCACCTCAATCCCGCTTGCCGTCTGCTTAATGCTCGCAATCGCCGACCGTTGCAGCGGCGTCAGCTCGTCAAGGGATTTGACCGTCAGGAGCGGGATGCTTTTCCCGTCCTGCTCTACCGCGTCAATCACAACATAGTCCGTAATATCCGACATTCCGATTGCCGCAAGCTCGTTCACAACGCGTTCCTGCGTGACGCCCGTCTTTTGTCCACGCAGTGCCATACGTTTATCTATCTCAGCGCGAATATTGGGTTTCTTGAGGTTTTCCGCTCCAATAAAAGCAGCCGTCTTTTTACTGTATCCCGCCCGAATCGCCGCCTGTGTCGCATTGAGATCGACAAGATACTCCTCGATAAACCTCTCTTGCTTTGCCCTCAGTTTCAAATACTCACCTCCTCTACCTTATGTCCGCATATAGGTCGCTTACCGCGAACAATCAAACATGTTCAACACCGCCACGAAAGTTATCCCTGTACCTAGACCCAAAAAGAAGTCTACGACGCTCATCTCGTTCCCTTGTCCTACAGCCATAATGAAAAAAATCAGAAAAAGACCTACGATAGCCATTATGAAGTTAATCATTACCGTCCCCCACCTAATTAAGCGCTCGTTGATTCCGCCGTGTAAAGATCAATCATCTTTGGATTATCCCGCAGGAATCCAACAAGAGCGCGTGAGAGCGCATCAACGAAGTCCTCCAGTCGGTCATCATTCACAAGCTCCTCAATCTGCCGCTCATGCAAAAGCCCGTGAACGATCTCATGCATCAGTACCTGTTTCACACGTTCCCCGCGAATTGCCTTTGCCGAGAGAAGAATCCTCGCATTGTTGTACTCAATCAGCCCACCACACTCCCGACCGTCAAGCAGCACCGGTTCTTCTGACATCTTGATCTCATAGCGAATCATGTCTATCTGCACTGCCGTCGGAAATTCCTTCTGCATAAAGCGCCTCCTGTTTTCACGCATACAAAAAGCGCCCCGTAGGACGCTCAAATCTCATGATAGCATTATAGCACATCTAAATGTATCATTTTGTATCATCTTTTGCCATGAACACCCGCAGGGCTTTCCCGAATATCCGCCGCGTATGCGAGTAGCTATATCGCATCTCCCTTGCGATCTCATACAGACTCTTGTATTCCACATATCGCTTAAAGAGAACGTCCGAATGCAGCGGATCATCAAGGCTCTGAATGCGGTTAATCGTCTCATGCCGCTCATCGGCAAATCGGTCAATCTCCGCCTCAATCTCCCGCTCAAGGTCGACGATGCGTTCCACAATCCCCGTATACCCCGCACATTGCTTTCTCCCTCCTGTCACAGGGTCTCGTGCATAGTTTGCACCGCTGATACGCGTAGCGGCGGCGCGTAGACTCTCCAGCTCCTTTATTTTTTGGTCGATATGCACATCAAGACACCGAATCCGTCTCAAACAGTCCTTATGCTTCACGCCGCCATCCTCCTCGCCTAATTGATCCACTTGATACAGGGCGCGCCCTTGTACCCTTTCACCCACACATACCACGCATAAGCGACTGCGCTATTGTTCTTACACTGCTCAAAATCGCCGTTTTTAGCGCAGGTAAGACGCGAGGAGCTGACGTACACCGTACGCGGCGGGTTTTGCAGAAAGAACTGTTTCCGCGCTTTGCCTTCAAGGAATTGCAGCTTGAGGAACATCGCCACCTTGCCCTCGTCGCCTACGAGCGAGAGTGCCTTTTCGGCGAACTCCACCGCGTATTTATACGGCGGGTTCGTGATAATATCGCCCGCAAAGTGTTCATTTCGCGCCAAGAAATCTATGCTCCCATGATTGCCATATCCCCTGTATACGACATCTGTGCTTATGACATCATAGCCTTTTCCCGTCAGTACCTCGGAGATATGCCCTGCACCACAGGCGGGTTCCCAGATAACAGGCGCAAATCGCTCCTCTTCAAGCAGCAATTCAACCGCGCGCGGCGGCGTGGCATAGTAGTCGTCCTCCTGCCGCTCCTCCTTCGCTAGATTCCGCGCGCCCAACGTGGCGAAAGGCGCTGTGCTATTCCCACTCCAGTCTTTTGACATCCCGGCCCTCCTTCACCTTTGCCCAGTTCCACAACACATCGTTTATATCATCGCCAACACCCCATAACACAGCTCCCAAAACAGCAATGCTATGAACTATCGCGCATGGGAAAAGCACTAGCATAAATCGCCATACAGAATAAGGTTTACCGTCCTTTGCCGTGATTTTCATTTCCTGCTACCTCCTTAATCCTCCGCATAATCCAGTCTGCGCACGGCTGCGCCATGCCGTTACCGATTGCCTTATAGCGCGCCGTGTCACTGCACGACGCATCATCAATCAGTGTCCACCCGTCCGTGAGTCCCTGCAAGCGTTCACACTCCGTCGGTGTGAGACGGCGCACAATGGAGTAGGATAGCGCGAGGT